GCACAATTGCATCAACATCGTCACCATAGGGATTGACACCCATGGCACATCCGTTCAAGATCTTGTTGCCATTCAAGAACTCCATGAATGCTCCAAAGTACATTCTAAAAGCGATGGTGGAATGTATTGGTGCAGCACTGATCAAGCGAGTAGTCTTCGAATCAACCTTTGCAAAAGGACGTCTCTCATCCTTGAGATGGTCCTGTACGACAATCGGAACAAGCAAACCATCGGCTGCCGTATCAATCGTACGCTGGACAATCTCAAGAAGCTCCTCAGCATGTTCAGTAAATTCACCATCTTTGAAGTATCTCGTTTTTCCAGCAGATCCCAACGTATTGAACGGAAAACCAGCTGAAGTTGTAGCAGCGAGAGATGTGAAATCAGAATCCGGAATGCCAAAGACGGCTTCCTGGAAAGTGAAGATTCTCGGTTTTGAAGGTCGCGAAGATGTCTTGAGATCGCTCAACAATTGGTTTGAACAAGAAATCAAAATGTCCAAAGATGCAGAAAAAGGAACCTCAACATATTTGGCCATAGCGATATCATAAGCCTCACTCGTGAGATTGGCTGGAGCGGTCAAGACTTCACAAGGCTTGAAGTTGGACTCAGCTTGAACAATATTGGTTCGACGGTTTGTGGAGTGTCCAGGTTTCACAACCTCGAGACTCCTCTTGGTCGGCACCTTGGGAATTTTGCCAACCATTTTGTCCATGACACCTTCAATCATTTCGCGTGTAATAAAGCACCCGAGACCATATCTACTGTTGCCAGCGGCATGCATTGACATAATCTTTCCACCAAATTTCTCAGTCCCAATAGTCAACAGTCCACAGTCGCCTGGTTCGGTTGGTATAAAGTACCGTAGCATTTGATTGAAGCTCAAAGGACCCATTGTTGAGTTTGCAGTATGATGATGTATGGGATCTGCACCCTGGAAGTAACTTTCCGAAGTTTCACGAATAAAAGTCCCAGTCAACTTGTACATCACGTTGAAAGATATAATACCCTTTTCATCATCAGAAATAAAGTGTTGGGTCAACTTGGGCTTGTCACGACAAGGTAATGTAAAGATGAGGCAATCCTGCGAATACAAGTCGTCATTTGCGTTCGCTGTGAGTTGCTCAAATGTAACAACAATCTCGTTTTCTGGGTCACTTCCTCCTTCGGGCACAACCTTCGTAAAAATGACTTTGGCAGCGAGAATTTCTTCAGGATGATAACCATTCAGACAGTGCGCTGAGTGTATTTCATGTACAAAATGATTAGGCATCATGAAAAATTTCCCTCCCAAAGAAATGGCGTAACCAGCCTTTGAGGTGCATTTGTCAGTGGTGACAGTGTAGTAATGTTTTCTAACCTGAGCCACACCAACATTAATCTGTTCGTGGTTCATTTGCGTATCAGAGTGGCCTTTGGGAAGGTCACTCAGCCTTGGAGCTCTCTGATATTTCTGTGAGATGGGAGCAGCGTTTCTTCCATCAACGGAGGATTGGAAAAACTCCTCGGTCTCCTCAGTGGAAAAGGTTTTGGTTGCCATGGTTATAACAGTGACAACCGTGACAACAGAGGCAATTGTTCCAGCGTGTTTCCACAGGAACGCAATGAATTGTTGAAAACGGACAAAATTCACATTTTGAACAGCGTTGGCAGCAGCTGTTAAAAACTCATGCTCAGTAGCGAATGCGTAAGGGTTCAAGATTGGCATAAATTTAGCCCTCCAAAAGTCATCGCCAAGTTCCTGAATTATTTTCCACTTCTTGGGATGGCACGTTAGGACTTCATAAGCGCCTTTCTTGATCAGAAACGTATAAACTTCATTGCAATCCCATGAAAGACCTGTGATTCGATTATATATCTCTGTCACTTCCTTCACTCTTTCCATACACTCCGGACCCAACTCAGGACCAGAGGTGGTGTCGTATTTCTCTTCGTTCTCCTCCTTTAGGAAGTCTTCGAGTGAGAAGTTTTCCACACTGATAATTTTGAGATTTTTCTGAGAGTATTCTTCCATGATTTTACGCTTCTCCTGATGTGCTTTATGACGGGCAATGAGAAGGTGACATATGGCATCAAAGGAATGTATCCGACCTGTATCTTTGACGAAACCAAACCGGTCAGACTCCTGCTCATGAAAGTTCCAATGCTCAGGATTGAGTTCTTGACCCTCAACGACTTTATATTTGCCCTCTTTGTCCGCATATTCTGGTTTGACTGTGACACGGTATTGAATATGGAATCTCCTTGAAAGAGCTCCAGGATCATTTATTGTTTCAGTTGAAAATTTGGACTGGTTTGTGGTAGCAAACACAAAGTTTGGCTCAGCAAAAACGTTGCCCTTTTGCTCAAACGCCATGTCGAGAGGATAAGGGGCAACATTAACAAGTCCGATAATCTCGGCGGCCTGGGAAGTGCCACCTGGGACATCACGTATTTGCAAAAAGTCATCGTAATAGACCAGTTGAACACTAGGCTTATAGCCCTCCCAGTAAGTTTGGGTGACGCGGGTATAAACGGCGTTTCTCTTGTCTTCGAGATAAGCATTGAAATGGTCTGCAGAAAGTGTGCTTTTAAGCACAATGTTTTGGAAAAGTTCCATAGCTACGGACTTTCCAACGCCTGGTTGGCCGCGTAACACGAAACCAACAGGTTCAATACGAACTGGGGGCTTTCCTTTTGCCCTCTCTGAGATGGAGGTAAGAATCTTCTTGAGATCAACGAGTAACCTTTGAATGTACGAGGCTTCGATATTCTTCTTCTGTTTGCTAAGACTCATAAGCATTGTCTCGCCTTTCGAAATCAGATTTTGGATCATTAAACGGTTTCCCTGGGTGATGTGAAGTCCAGATTGACTCTCTTCTGCAATAAGTTTAACATCATCAACAAAAGTGCTAAAGTCAGTATCACGACCATAACAGAGAGTGTCATAAATGGTCTCTGCTGAATTCCTCTCGACAAACTGAAGCATAAAACAAGCTACAGTCTTGACAGATTCAATGATTTTGTCAAAACCATCAGCTCCCCTGGGAATCTTTTGGAGCAAGTTGACAAATTCACTGACCATTGGACCCTTAGCATTATGAATGCCAAAAGCCGAGTATGCCAGAACAGCGAGAGAGGTCAAAACCGAATCCGATTGAACTCGAGTATCATCCCTGAGTTGTTTAAATATTTCCATGATTGCGACGCCAAAACCTGCTCCAACGTGGAACATAATTAAAAATTTGGCAATGAAAACAGTGAGAGGATTTCTGGTTCTGTAGAAATGCCAGCACAAGAGAATGGTAAAAATTGGAATGAAAATGGTGCCATGCTCTTTAACGAGGTTCATGACAAATTCATAGACAGCAGTTGGTAAGTTCTGCAAGTGGGACCCAAAAGAGTTGATCCCAGAAAAAGTTTGCTCAGCGGAAGCGGTAGCTTCATCGACACCCGATAAAGTATCAGTAGCTCGCCTGGTAAAGTCCGACAAATGGTAGGTGGACTCCTCGGCAGCCTTCATAAATTCCTTAACGGTTGGAATGAGATTGGTTGCTTCTTCGGCGAAGGAGTTTATAGACTCCACGGTCTTGCCTGAATTGGCAGCCGCACTC